GTCGGTATATCAAATGTTAAAAGAGCAGTTGATGTAGCCGGTAGTGATTATGGTTCATTTGATTTACAAGTTATTGTAAATAATCCAGGTCAAAATGATGACGGAACAATTTTAGAAAACTTTTCTAATTTGAATATTGATGAAGATTCAGAAAACTATCTACCAAGAAGAGTTGGTGATAGATTTATCACAATCGATTCAAACGGAAAATTAACCACAAATGGAGATTATCCAAATCAATCATCTTATGTTTACATTAGTGATTTTGGTAATTTAACAGGTATTTCAGAAGAGTTAGTTCCAATGGGATTTGAAAAGTTATCACAACCAAATCTTATCGCAACAGCAAGTGCTTCATATAGTGGTTCACACTCAGACGCATCTATGCCAAGTGCTTCATATGTTGGACAAATAAGTGGTAATGGACAGAAAAATAGTCGTGGAACTTATGACCAAAATGTATATTATGGTTTTGATTTCGCAAGTGTTGATAATCAACAATATTTAGCACCACTACCAACAGGCACAGCGACTGGTAACAATGTTACAATGAGTTTAGAAAATTCATTTGGTAATGATGACGCATCAACATTAGGAACAAAATACTCAGCAGGAAATAATCTATTGTCATTAAGTGGTTCAGACCACAGACAATTGAAATTTGTAGTTCCTTTCCAAGGCGGTTTTGACGGAACAAATCCAGCTAAGGAAAATAAAAAAGGAACAAATATCGCAGCAAACAACACACAAGGATTTGACTTATCAAGTGCAAGTGCAAGTGGTTCAGTAGCATACAAAAGAGCGATAAATGCAGTTTCTAATCCAGATGAATACGATATTAACTTATTAGCATTGCCAGGTGTGATACACGAGTATCACCCAAGTGTAACAAACCACGCAATTGATAAGATTGAAGATAGAGCAGACGCATTCTTCATCTTAGATGGTTCAAGATACGGAAGAACAATTCAAGGAGCTATTGATGATGTGAAAACATTAGATAGTAATTATGTAGCTACATATTATCCTTGGGTTAAGATTCTTGATGAGAACAAAAACAAACCTACTTGGGTTCCACCTTCAGTAGTTCTACCAGGTGTTTACGCAAACAATGATAGAATTGGACAAGAGTGGTTCGCACCAGCAGGTCTAAATCGTGGTGGTTTAACAGATGTGTTAGAAGCACAATCAAGACTAACCAACTTAGAAAGAGATGATTTATACGAAAATCGTATTAATCCTATCGCAACTTTCCCAGGTCAAGGCGTAGTCGTGTTTGGACAGAAGACACTTCAAGGTAAACCAAGTGCATTAGACAGAATCAATGTAAGAAGATTGTTGATTAACTTAAGAAAGTTTATCGCATCAACTTCAAGATTCTTGGTATTTGAACAAAACACAACAGCTCTAAGAAACAGATTCCTAAATATTGTGAATCCATTTCTTGAAGAAGTTCAAGCAAATTCAGGTCTAACTGCTTTCAGAGTAGTTATGGACGATTCAAACAACACACCAGATGTTGTTGATAGAAATCAATTAGTTGGTCAGATATTTATTCAACCAACAAGAACAGCTGAATTTATTGTATTGGACTTTGTAGTTCAACCAACAGGCGCAGCATTCCCTGAATAATAGGAATATTGATTAAGAAAAACCCCCGATACTCTCGGGGGTTTTTTGTTTGATAAGGAAATCAGTAGGTTCTTACGATTACGATATTAACACCTACTTAGGATAAATCGCAAAGGTATCAGCGTATTCGGCTAATGTATTGTATTGACTTCTAACATAGCCATATTGTGGCTTAGAACCACCACGATACCTAATTCTATAATTACCAGTTCTCATTAGAGTTCTGATAGTTGGGTTAAACCTAAAACACATAGGAATACCCTTGTAATGAGCTTGTTCAAAATAATCAGCTTGATAATCGTCCAACCTAATAGCCGGTTGATTTTCATTAGCTCTATATAAATCCATAGGATTATGAGCATATTGATAATGAGTAATAGTAAATGTTCCATTTTCTACATACTCACCAGCTTCATTATAATACCCATAATTATTTGGGATTTCTCTTGTTACCAAAGTATCTTCATAATTCCTTGGCATAATACCTAACACGGCATCAGTTGTAAATTCATTTTCCATTTCATTTCCTTTTATATCGTTATCAATCATACTATAATATACTAAATCTTTTTGTAAAAGTCAAGCTTTTTTTATTATTCTTCGTAGTCGGTTTCTTCATAAAGTTCTTCTTCACAATCATCACAAAGGAAAAAGCCGTCTATTTCAACACCACATTCT